GGTGGCCGCGAGCCGGTCCCCCCGACTGATATACAACTCTTTTATTGGAGTATGCGTAAGTATACTTATTTATGCGTGGAATTTTGCATATCCCGCCAAACAAGCCGAATAAGAATTCCAAAAACACCCATAAAACCCCGAAAAACGCACTAAAATGGCCAAAAACCACTAAAAAGGGGCGGAAACCTTCGGATTTTGGCCCATCGCATGCGCACGCGAGGAAGGAGGAGGTCATTGTATCAGGTGCTGTTCAACGGCACATATTTCAGGGGACTTAGCTGTTGTTTAGGCGGTTTGTGACATCGCAGCATTGTTCAAGTATAAGTTGTTTGTTTCCATCCTCGTTGAACAGTGGCTGAGGCAATAACCTCCTATGTCGCCCTGCGTGTGCCTAACCCGCGCTCGTGGCAAGGCCCGTGCCGAAATGGCCGGAATCGGCGGTTGTTTTCCCGCCCAGTTTCCGGTAGCCTTCCGGTTGGAGATCACCCGAATGAGCCGGTCGCTCGAAGCCATGCTGCCCCCCACTGCCGTCGCAGACATCCAGGAACGCCTGGGAGGAGGCACCAGCTACCGCAAGATTCGCGAGATCGTGTGGGAGCGTTACGGTCGTAACGTGAGCCTCGGGTCGTTGTCCACGATGAACTTGGGCATGGGCAATGGCCACCGCAGAGCCACGAAGGACGCCGTCGCGAAGGCCGAGGCGCGGGTGATGACCTGGCCGACGACGCCTCGCCGTCTGCACGCGCAGATCACCGGGGTTTCGTTGAGCACGGTCCAGAAGATTCGCATGCAGCACGGGCTCACCAATCGGCAGATGCGCATGGACTTCACGTCGAACACGGAGCTACGCGGGGGCATGTCCGAATTCGACTTTTTTGTCCACTGCATCACGAACATGCCCGCGTCGGAGGTCGTGGGAATCTTCCCCAACATCTCGACGAGCAAGGTGTACTTCTGGCGGCGCAAGATCGGCTGGGGCGAGCGTGGTGTCCAGCAGCTGACCCGCCACCTGATGGATCGCTGCGCGGACCACGGGTGGCTCTGCCAGCTCAATTCGGGCAAGATCGTGTTCACCGCGAAGATCGCCCCGGTTGCGGAAACGCTCGGTGTGCCGGCCCACGTTCTCCGCTACCACCTGGACAAGACGGGCTACAACCAAAAGCAGCAGCGCAGCCAGAACGCGAAGGATCTTGAGCGCGTGCGCCGGATGCAGGAGGAAGCCGACGCGGATGATTTTCGGCAGGACTATCCCGAGTTGGAAGCAGCGATCCAGGACATGCGGAGGAAAAGTGCGGAGGCGCGTCGAATCGAAGTTCCAGACGAGGATGCTGGACGCGCTGAGGGGCCAGGGGCTCCTGGTGCAGAAGTTCACCGATCTGCTGGCGGAGGGGATACCGGACACGCTGATCCAGGTGCCGATTTCCCGCCCCCTTCCGACGCTTCCGAGCGGACTGTGGATCGAGGTGAAAGCCCTGGACGCGAGCGACATGCCGAAGCGGGCGATGTCGAATTTGCCGAAGAAGTTTTGCCCGACTCCGGTCCAGCGCAGCTTCATGCGAGCATGGGGCGCAGGAGTGTTTCCCTGCATGATGGTGCTGAATTGCCCTCTCGGGTGGTTCGCTTGCCCCGAAAGCGCCCTGGACAAGGTGTGGCGGACGCCTTATCCTGACCTCCCATACACCAACGACAAGATCACCTACGCCCGCATCTTCGAGAGCTACCGCCAATGGAAATAACCCTCGTCACCACGATCAATCGCACGGCCAAGGTGCTTGAGCGGATCGGGCGCAACGCCGATTTCGCTGCGGCTCGTGCGTTGACCGAGGCCGCGGGTTTTGTGCGCACGGTGGAGCGAGAGCATCTGGGCGACAACATGAAGATCCGTACCACATGGCTGCGAACGTCATTGGTGACTCGCTCCGCGACCAAGGATCGGTTGGTCTCGGTAGTAGGCGTGCGCCGGGGGCAGCGAGGATTGGATCTAGCCCCCGAGCTGATTCTTGGGGGCGAGAAGGCACCCTACCACAATCAGCAGGGCATCCCCAAGATGGGCGCAGGAGCGCGGGGATTCGACATGCCGCGAGGCGCGGACAATGAGCGCAAGACGCTCAAAGGAAGCAACTGGCCCGCGCGACTGTTGGACATGCTGGCGCGCACGGCCTCGCTGAGAAAAGAGGGCAAGTCGCGGAACATGAAACGCACGAAGGCGTTCAAGGGCGGCCTGGTGTTCCTGAAGGACGCCAAGATCCCAACCATCGCGGTGCGCGTCGGCCCGAAGGAATACAAACCGCTGTGGTTTCTCTACAAGGACGCGGTGACGATCCCGAAGAAGTGGCCCTTCTTCGAGCGGGGATCGCAGACGGCGCAGGACGCGCTGCCTGTGCTCACGAAGCTATACATGGGGCAATACATCCAGCAAGTCCGGGTGTAGGCGTGGACACGAAAACATTCGCTGAGATAGTCGGCGTGAGCTACCAAGACATCTCGCTGATGGTGCGGGAAGGTGCGCTTACGCCCATCCGACCGAACGTGTGGGCCGATGATGCGGTGGCCAAGTACTGCGATGCTTTGCGGGCGAAGATTCGCTCACAGGCGGGTTCCCTGCGTGCGCAGAGCCGGTCGCACGAGGATACGCCGAAGGAAAAGGATGCGATGGACCGCTACCGCGTGCAGAAGGCGCGCATCGCTCGCTACCAGGCCGATGTGATGGGCGGCAAGCTGGTGAATATCAACGTGGTGGAAAAGTTCATCGTGGACATGGTGATCCGGGCCAATTCGCGGTTGGAGGGCATCCCCGATGCGGTGGCCGCCAACGTGCGACCGCTGCTCGCGGACGGTCGCACGGCGACAGAGGTGAAAAAGTTGGTGAGCGAAAAAGTCCGCGAGGCGCAGAATGAACTTTCCCAGCACTACGAGCGAACGACCGCCGACAGCAGTCTGCGGGACATTACGGGAGATGACGAAGAGATTGGGGAAGAAGATAGCTGAGGCCTGGGCACCTCCGGAGGACATTACCGTCTCCCAGTGGTCCGACGCGTATCGCAAGCTGCCCCCCGAATCATCGTCTGAGCCAGGCCAATGGCGCACGTCGAAAGTTCCGTTCATGCGGGACATCCTGGATGCCTACAACGACGACGAAGTTCGCCGCATCACCATGATGTTTTCGAGTCAGATGAGCAAGACGGAAGCGCTGCTCAACATGGCCTGCTTTGCCATGGACAAGCGGCCCGGCCCCATGATGATCATGCAGCCAACCACGGACATGGCCAAGGCGTTCGTGAAGGATCGCCTCGATCCCACGATTCGCGACACGGAGCGGATTCGGGACAAGATCCGCACGGCGAAGGATACGGGGAACGACGGAACGCTGCTGCGAAAAGTGTTCCCAGGTGGCCAGCTCACTATGATCGGCGGGAACAGCCCCGCGCAGCTCGCCTCCCGCCCCATTCGCGACTTGTTCGTGGATGAAATTGACCGCATGGCGTTGTCTGTGGGCAAGATGGGCCAGGCGGAAGGCGATCCGTTCTCCCTTGCTGAGAAACGGCAGACCACGTTCTGGAACTCGAAAACGGTGGTGTGCTCTACGCCTGGTGTGAAGGGTATTTCGCGAATCGAGGATCTATACAACGAATCCACGATGGAACGCTACTGGGTGCCGTGCCCGCATTGCGGTTCGGTGCAGGTGCTCGTGTTCGCCAACGTGCATTGGCCTGAAGGGCGGCCAGAATTGGCGTGGTACGAGTGCGCGCATTGCTCGGAACGTATCCTGGATCGGCACAAGTCGGTGATGCTGGCGTGCGGAACATGGATCGCGGAGCATCCCGAACGGACGAAATATCGCGGCTTCCATATCAACGAACTGTATTCCCCGTGGCGCGGCTTCGGGGACATCGCGACAGCTTTCATTGCCGCGAAGCACTCGGGCAGGGAGACGTTGCGGGTGTTCTTTAACACCGTGCTCGGGGAATCGTGGGACAACATGGGCGGCGAACAGTTGGACGCCACAGGTATCCGTGCGCGGGAGGAAAGCTACGATGCTGAGGTGCCCATGGACGCGATCATTCTCACCGCGGCTGTGGACGTGCAGGCAGACCGGCTGGAATTGCTGTTCATGGGCCACGGGCTGGAAAACGAAAAGTGGATAATCCCGACCGAGAATGCGGAGGGCAAGATGATCTCCCCCGCGGTGATCTGGGGGCCACCCAATCGAGAAAGCACCTGGCGAATGCTGGATGCCCACCTCTTTCGGCAATTCAAGCACGAATCCGGGCGCAAGTTGCGGGTGTCGCTGGTCCTGGTGGACGCGAGCGATGGCAATGTATCCGATTTCGTCTACCGCTACACGAAGGCGCGGGCCATCAACCGAGTCTTCGCCTGCAGCGGCTCATCGAACCCTTCGGCCCCTCTGTCGGCCAAGCCCACGGACGGGAATCAGTATCGAGCCAAGCTGTTCAAGCTCGGGGTGAACAACGCGAAGGACATGATCGCGGACAGCCTGCGGGAAATCACGGGGCCAGGGCCGGGGTACTTCCATTTTCCCGAGGGCCTGGACGAAGAGTTTTATAGACAGTTGACGGGTGAAAAGGCTATAATCAAGTACAAAATGGGGCTCAAGTATCGCATTTGGACGAAGACACGAGAGCGGAATGAAGTGCTCGATTTGACGGTCTACAATTTCTGCGCTTTCACCATCCTTGACGTGAAGGACCTTCGCCAGATGCTCGCAGCGATGAAACTGGGCCACAGCAAGACGGAGAAACCGAAGGCGCGGAAGCGCAGCGAGGTGAAGTGATGTCGGGATTGCTGACGGTGGCCGAAGTCACGCTTCAATTGGATGGGTGGTATGCCGCACTGACCGCGTTGATGAGGGGTCAGGAGTACACCATCGGCGGAATTCGCAACGGCCGTCAGCTCAAGCGGGCTGATCTACCTGAAGTGCGGAACACCATCGACTGGCTCAAGGGTGAGTTGGCCGAAGCAACAGCGCGAGAGTCGGGCGGAACGGGCATCAAGATCAAGCGACTGGTGGTGTGATCATGCGGCCTCAGCTACAGCTCAATGTCTACGACCGCCTGGTGGCCGTATGGAATCCGCGCAAGGCCCTTCAGCAGGCGCAGGCGCGCACGGCCATTTCCGCTGCCACTTCCGTGGGGGAAGACTTCCAGGGGGCCAGTGGGCGCAAGAATTCGTTGCGCTCGTGGGTGACGCGGCTGCGGGGGGCGGATCGCAGTGCGGAGGGCATGGGCCAGATGGGGGTGGCCAAGCCGCGCATGAAGATGATGAGCCGCGCACGGTATCTGGTCCGCAATGATGCGTTCGCGCGCGGCGCGGTCACGAACAACATGGTCGCCATCGTAGGCGCGGGACTGCGTTTGCAGAGCCGGGTGGACTATGAGACGCTGAAGTGGGACGAAGCGAAGGCGCTGAAGTGGCAGAAGAAAACGGAAGCTGAATTCGCGCTCTTCGCCAACTCCAAGGACGTGGACGTGTCGCGAAAGTTCGATTTCGCCGACATGCAGAACCTCGCTGGGTTCGCTGCGTTCGTGGACGGGGACTGCTTCTTCATGCTCCCGCAGATCGAACGGAAGGGCCGGCTCTACAAGACGGCCATCCAGCTCGTGCTTGCGGATCGCTGCGAAAATCCCCCCGCATCGCCCACGAAATACGGTGCCGGCGGGATCGTGGGTGGTGTGGAGCTGGGCGAATACCTGGACCCCGTGGCGTATCACTTCAGCAACGAAGCGCCGGACGACATGGCGTTGGCGAAGAAAAAGTTCACGCGCTATCCCGCTTTCGGAGAACAGAGCGGCAAGCGGCAAGTGTTCCATCTCCTATGCGCCGATTGGTACGACCAGACGCGCGGGATCAGTTACCTCGCACCCGTCATCGACCTCTTCCACACGTTGGACAAATACAGCGACGCCGAGCTGACCGCCGCGGTGGTCTCTGCCTATTTCACGGTGTTCGTTTCGTCGAAGTCGGGCAAGGGCCTTCCGCCGATCAATTGGGACGCGGATGACGACGGCGGTGGAGCAAACACGGACGAAAACGAGCTGAAGCTGGGCACGGGCGCGGTGGTGGAGGTGCCGGAAGACACCACGATCTCCACGGCTAATCCCGGTCGGCCAAACGACAAGTTCGATCCGTTCGTGCAGGCGATCTTGAAGAAGATCGCGGTGGGCTTGAACCTGCCCTACGAAATGCTGGTGATGCACTTCAGCAGCAGCTACTCCGCGTCGAAGGCCGCGATCCTCCAGGCGTGGAGGTTCTACCGTTCCCGCCGAACGTGGATCGCCAAAAACTTCTGCCAGCCTGTCTACGAGCGGTTCATGGATGAGGCCGTGAGCGCGGGCCGCATCAAGGCTCCGGGCTACTTCGAGGATGCCGCGCTGCGCATGGCCTATCTGGGCTCCGCGTGGATCGGCGAGGAGCCGGGTTCGTTGGATGCGCTCAAGGACGCCAACGCCGCGAAGATCCGCCTGGAAACAGGCGTCACGGACCTGGACGAGGAGTCGCTGGCCGCCACGGGCAGCACCTACATGGAGAAGCATGCCCGCATCACCAAGATCGCCGAGCTGCGCACTGCAGCGGGGCTGTTGTCCCCTGGTGCAGTGCCCCCGACGCCCCCGCCCCCTCCGGTGAGGGAGCCGCCAGTGCCCCCCGCACCGCCGGCAAAGGAATAGTTGATATACGCCGCTTGTCGTGGCATAATGCAGTCACCACCCCGGAGTTCCTGTGTCCTCGATCCTGTCGGTTCTAAATGAGCCTTGGGCAATCCAGCTCGACAAGAAGCACGAGATGGATTCCATCTATAAGTTGCACTTGAAGGGTGACAAGATCGACTTGAAGGGCCTGGAGGCGAAGATCGGACGGCCTTTGGGCAATCAGAAGTCGTTCGAAGTGGTGAACGGAGATGCCCTGATTCCGGTGGAAGGGGTCATTTCCAAGCGCATCAGTCTGCTGCACGACATCTCCGGGGGAACCAGCACGGAGGCCTTGGCGCAGCAGTTCCAGCAGGCCATGAGCGATCCCACAGTGGAACGCGTCATCCTGATGGTGGACAGTCCTGGCGGCTCCGTGGACGGCACCAAAGCCATCGGGGACATGATCTTCGCAGCGCGGGGGACCAAGCCCATTGTGGCCTGGGTGGATGGCCTTGCGGCATCCGCAGCTTATTGGATCGCCTCGGCTGCGGACCAGATTTTCTTGCGCGACGAAACCGCGTTCGTGGGGTCCATTGGCGTGGTCGCCACCCATGTGGACCGCAGCGGAGCAGAAGCGAAAGATGGCGAGGTCTACACCGATGTCACCGCAGGGAAGTTCAAGCGGATCGACAGTTCCCACGCACCTCTCAGCGAAGAGGGGTTTCAGTCGATTCAGGATCGTGTGGACGGGATCTACGGGGTGTTTTTGGCTGATGTGGGCCGAAACCGTGGTGCTCTTTCTGCCGAACAGGTTCACGATCAGATGGCCGATGGACGGTTGTTCATGGGCCAGGATGCAATCACGGCGGGTCTCGTGGATGGTATTTCCTCGCTGGACAACATCGTGATGAGCAAGAAACCCAAGAAACCCAACATGAAGAAGGGACCAACTATGAACATCGATACCCTCAAGGCTGAGCACCCCGAGGTGTTCCAGGCTGCGCTGGATCTGGGCGCTGCGGGTGGGGGCATGGTCATGTGCCCCGATTGCGGCAAGAAGTTCGACCCAGGCAAGCACAAAGCGGAAGCGGAAGCGGCCAACGCGGAGATTACCGCCGCGGAGACTGCCCGCGTCAAGGGCGTGCTGGAAGCCGCGCTGCCCGGATACGAAGACCTGGCCATGACCCTCGCGCTCGACGGCAAGACCACGCCTGGCGATGCCGCGCTGGCAATGTCCGGCGAGGAGAAGAAGCGCCGGGCCGCAGAAGCACTGATCGCCACGGACGAAGCGGTCAAGCCGCTGAAGACCGTGGGCAAGGACGACGTGACCGAAGAGACGGACCTCAAGGCGCGTTGGAACAGCAACGAATCCCTCCGCAAGCTCTACAGCAACGACTTCGCCAAGTACGAGAAGGCCGAAGCCCTCCGGGCGGATCTCGTCGCCACGGGCCGCGTGCGGGCCTATTCCCCCAACCTGAACAAGAAGTAAGGAGAGACCCACATGGCCCTCACGAAGAACGCGTCTCCCGTGTACGAAATCGGTGACATCGGCGAAGCCCCCCTGACCGCCAGCGCCAAGGTCTATCTCGGCGCTGCCCTGGGCTACACCGGCAACAACACCGTACGCCCCCTCGTGGCCGCCGACAAGTTCGCCGGCTTCGCCATCGACTCGGCGGACCAGGCCGCGGGCGACATCAACGTTCGCTTCAAGGACCGCGGCAGCATCGTGCTGACCGTGGCCACCCTCGCGGCCAACACCCCCGTGGGCACGAGCGTCTACGCCTCCGACGACGCCACTTTCACTCTGGTGGCCACCAGCAACTCCCTCATCGGCAAGATCCGTCGGCTGGTTTCCAGCACGAAGGCCGCTGTCGAATTCCTCGCGCCCGTCGTGTAAAGGAGCCCTCAAATGCCGAGCGTTATCAACAATCTCCAGAGCCAGGACATCATCGCGCTGATCGTGGGCGGGCTCGATGCTCCTCCCGCGGGCTACGTCGAAGCCCTGAGCAACCGCGTGGACAGCGACCGCGATTCCGAGAAATACGTGTGGCTGGGCTCCGCGCCCAACATGCGTCAGTGGATCGGTGGTCGCCAGCCGAAGACCATCCGCGAAAACAACTACTCGGTGCCCAACAAGGACTTCGAGGCCACGCTGGAAATCCCCACCGACTGGCTCCGTCGGGACAAGACCGGCCAGATTCAGATGAAGATCAGCCAGCTCGTGGAACGCGCCAACACCCACGACGCCCAGCTCCTCTCCGCCCTGATCAACGCCGCGGACGGCCTGCCCTGCTACGACGGGCAGTACTTCTTCGACACCGATCACCAGGAAGGGGACAGTGCCACCCAGAGCAATTCCATCACCTACGACAGCGTGTCCACCACGGCTCCCACGGCCGGGGAAATGGGCGATGCCATCCTGGCGGCGGTGCAGGCTATGTATGGCCTCAAGGACGACCAGAACGAGCCCATCAACGGCTCCGCGAAGAACTTCACGGTCATGGTGCCCGTGCCCTTCATGAGGGCTGCGGCTGCTGCACTGGGTTCCGACATCCTGCTCGTCGGCGGCCAGAGCACCACGAACAGCATCAAGGCGGTGGGAAGCATCGGCGGCCTCGGCTTCAGCCTCGAAGTCAACCCCCGGCTGACCTGGACCACCAAGTTCGCCGTCTTCCGGTCGGATGCGGTGCTCAAGCCCTTCGTCAAGCAGGTGGAGGTGGACACCCAGGTGTCGGCTCTCGCCGAGGGCTCCGAAGAGGAGTTCAAGAACAAGCGGCATCTCTACGGGGTGAACCGCACCATGAACTTCGGCCTGTCCGTCTGGCAGGGCGCAATGCTGACCACGTTCACCTAATAGGTCGGCACTACAATGATCGCAACCCGAAGGGGGCCTTCCGGGGTCCCCTTCTTCATGGAGGCTCCAATGCCATCCGAAGAGATCGCAGTCGTCAAGTTCTACCGGGTGACGGGCTTCAAAGCCGTGCTCCCCAGGGGCACCTACGTGGTCCTCACGCAGGCGCAGCTCCTTTCCCGCCCCCTTCAGCCGGTGGAGGGCGAAGCGGACCTCTACGAGGCCCTGGACACGCTGGAATTCAAGGCCGGAGAGGTCATCGGACTGGTGGAGGACATGGGCAAGGGTGCGAACCTCGAAGAGGTCGTGCCGGAGGCCAAGGCCCCCAAGGGCAAGAAGCCCACCAAGGCCGAGCAGAAGGCCATGCTGGCTGCGCTGTTGGCCATTCCCGAGGCCGAACGCACCGATGACCAGTGGGCCACCATCGAGGCGCTGCAGGAAAAGGGGTAGCCCGTGGCATACCCCAACGACTTTGGCGATGGCGACCTGGACACTTTTTTCGACGATTTTGGTGTCGAGATCGTGTTCGGGGGGGTAACGCCGAATCCGAAGGGGATTTTGGACCAGTCAACCGAGGACCATACGTTCCCGTCACAGCGCAGCGAAGTGACGGTAAGTGTGGCCTCGGTGCTGATTCTGAGGCACAAGTTTCCAGTGCCGCCTAAGCGCAACGATCCAATCACGGTGGACGGGGTGGCGCGCTACGTGAACTACACGAACATCGAAGCGGACGGGCGCACCATGCGCGTTTGGTTGAGGGACGCATGAGCTACGTGACGGGGCAGGAAGCCATTGTCCTTGAAGTAATTTCGAGGCTTGATGCTGGCTTGCCTGCAGCCAGTCCTCCGCTGCTGCCCATTCCGGGTATTCTTCCTGCGCATCGCAGTGCATCGCTTTCGCTTGATGACGATTCGCTCCCGACTTTCGTGGTTGTGGTCGTCGAGAATTCGGAGGACGATTCGCAGCCGCAGGCTTCGCCGAGTGAGAAGGTATACCGGCGTTGTGCGTGGGTGTGGGTGGAGGCACGGGTCGTGGCCCCGCCTGCGGATCTGGACGGTGCCCCAGACAAGTTCCTGGACCCATATGTGGATTACGTGTGTTCGGTGCTGCTGAGCGATGAACGGCTCGGGGGCCGTAGTGACCGCATGGAGCTGGACCGAGTGCAGTATCAATCTTTTGCGGGCAGGCAGGTTTACTGCGCCGCGGGCCTGCTTTTTCGGGTATACTACCTGGGAAATCCAATCTGAAAAGGGAGCGTTATGTTCTTCGCGAAGAGCACGACCAACACGCAGATTTTCAATCGCGGCGCGGATGATTCGATCACCGAACGCATCGAGTTGGAGGCGGGCGGTGCCCCCACTCCCATCACCAAAGAGCAGGCCGTGTATTTCCGCACCGTGGAAGGTGTGGAGGTCACGGAGAACAAGACCGTCGTTCCTCTCAACGTCCCCCTCAAATCGCAGGAGTAGGCCATGGCCATTTCGACCATCGACAGCACGCTCATTCAGACGGCCCCCGGTCGTCTCTTCCTTGCGTTGGCCCCCACCACGCTATCCGGCGCGACCTTTGCGCTGAAGATCGACGAGCTGTTCCAGAAGTTCTACGTGTCGGGGGATACCCGCAAGGCGCTGACTGCGGATACTCCGTGGGCTGCGATCACCGCCGACGGGTTCAAGGCGAAGTTGAAGCAGGAAGCGGTCAATTTCGAGCCGGGGGATGGGCCGCCCTACCCGGTGGGCTACCAGCATCTCCTGGCGGAAGCGGAAGTCACCATTGCCGATCTCAGCGCGGACAAGCTCTCCGAAATGCTCTCCGGCACGGCTGCTGCGCTGCTCACGTTCGCCGCGGCTACCGGCAAAGCGGGCCGCAAGACGGTGGGCCTTGGCGGAGAGGCGTATCCCCTCACCTACACGGTGATGTACCAGTACCCGTCCAAGAAGTTCCCCGGAGAATTCGAGCATGTCCTGATCCCCTTCGCGGTCTTCGAGGTGGACACGGACTACGAGCTGTCCAAGAAGGCCGTGCGCCAGGCCAAGCTCAAGGTCAGCGCCATCGGCAGCTCCTTGCTCGCGAACCCCGACACGGGCCGTCCGGTCTACTGGATCGAGGATCGCGTCACCGCCGCCGCGAGCTAACCCAAAGGCCAGAGAAACGGGCGAAGTCTCTCACGAGCCTGCGCCCGTTTCTCTGGACAAGCATCACCAAGGAGAATCCATGCAAGCCAAACCGCTCAGTCTGATCCACATGGAATCGGCCACTCCCTTCCTCGCGAAGATTGCCGAGGAAGGAGTGGCCACCCGCATCGTGGCCATCTACCTCTGCACGCCTTCCGAACTGCGCAGGCTCCGTACGGAAGGCGAGGACGTGCTGGCCCCCAAGCTCGAAGAGGCTGAGGATCTTCCAAGCACGGAGGTATCCGAAGTGCTGGCCGATTTTTTCGGGCAGCACGAGCGCTACCAGAACTCTATCCTGAAGTCTGCGGGCATGCCCGACGAGATGATGCTCCGGCTGAAGATGGAAGTGATGGAGCGCTCGATGAAATCCCTGGGGCTGGGGATTTCCCTGTTACCACCTACCTAGCCCAGGCTACAGGCCGTCACTGGTTCGAATTCGGGGAAATGCCCTACTGGCAAGCGCTCGCGGAAGCGACTCAGATAGCCCGGCGCAAGAAGATCGAACGCTGGCAGTTCAAGATGCTCGTGTGGTCCGGTTGCCAAGGGCGCTACGCGAATGTCGAGAAAGCGCCCCCGCCCCCTGAATTCGACGAAAGTTAGGAGCCGCCGATGGCCAACGAACAGCTTGCCGTTCAACTCAAGCTGATGGCCGATACCGCGCAGCTTCAGGCGGAATTGCGGAAGGTGGTCACGGGTCTGCAGGGCGTAGGCCAGGCGGGTAAGACCAGCTTCGATCAGGCGAACACGTCGGCTCAGTCGTTCCGATCCACGCTGCGCGATATGATTGGCCGTTTCTCCGCGTTCTGGGTGGCTTTCAAGGGCCTCCAGTCGCTCGGGGCAACGGCCCATATCGGCGTGGACTTCCTCGCGCAGATCGAGAATGCGAAGCTGGGCATCGGTGCGCTGATCACCGCCCAGGCGAAGCTCGTGGATGGCGATGGGAAGCAGCTCAATGCGCAGCAGTCGTTGAATGCGGCCATGGCGATGGGCGATGAGCAGATCAAGAAGCTGCGCATCTCGGGCCTTCAGACTGCAGCGACGACGGAACAGCTCGTGTCGGCCTATCAGGACGCGGTGGGCGGCGGTTTGCGGGCGGGCATGAGCCTGGATCAGATTCGCGTGCTCACGGTCCAGACGGTCCAGGCGGCTGGCGCAATGGGCGTGCCCATGAACCAGTTGAACCAGGAAATCCGCTCGATCCTGGATGGCACCATCGACCGCAATTCGCGTGTGGCCATCCGACTGGGCATCACGAACGCGGAAGTGACGCAGTGGCGGAACGCGGGCACGCTGTTCGAAAACCTGAACAAGAAGATGGGAGCGTTCACGGAAGCGGGCAAAGAGTCCATGAACAATTGGACCGTGATTCTGAGCAACATCCAGGAGGCCACGCAGATCCTCATGGGCGACATCATGCGCAATCCGTTTGGTGAGCTGAAGGCTGCGCTGAATGACGTGCTGATGACCATCGTGGACGTGAAGACGGCGAACATCTCGAAGGAAATGGCCAACATCGTGGCGATGGGCCAGGATCTGGCGAAGTATTTTGGCCAGGCTCTGGTGGCCGCGCTCAATTTTTCGATTCAGCTTTTGCGGGATCTTGCGGATTGGTGGGTGGCGAATCGGAATGGAGTGAATGGGTTCATCGAGACGCTGAAGGGGCTCATTGGCGGGGTGCTGAGTGGCTTGTGGTCGTTGCTGGTGGTCGTGGTGAAGCTGTTCGCCGATTTGGCCGCTTGGCTGGGGACCACGAGCGAAGGGTTCCGTGCTGCAGCGATCACCGCGCTGGTATTTGTGGGCGTGGTAAAGGGCATGGCGGCCACGCAGGCCGCGGCCACCGTTGCGTTGGCCGCATCGTCCGATGCTGTCATGGGGTTGGGTATGGGCGCTGCGAAAGCCTCGTCCAGCTTGAGCAGCTACACCGCGGGCATCGTGGGGATGTTCAACCCGGTAGTGCTGGTCACGGCAGCCATCGCCGCGCTCGCAGTCGCCGTGATCTATCTTGCGGGGGCCGAGGAGCGTGCGCACAAAGCGAAGATGGAGCGGAACAAGGAAAACGCCAGTCGTGTGAGCGAGTATCAGCGCATGGCGAAGGACTATCTTGCTCAGCTCGATGCCATCAAGGCGAGCAAGAAGCCCACCGAAGATTTGGAGGAGGAGTATGCCCGGCTCGCCGATACGCGCAAGGCGCTGAGCCAGGCGTTCCCTGAGTTGGCGGCGGTCCTGCACGACGAAACGCTGGGCCGCAAGGCTGTGGTGGATCTGCTTGGCGCGGAGAACAAGGGGCTGATTGATTCGCTTCGGACGAAGCGGGACTTGCTTGAGACGACGCTGGCCACGAAGAACGCGGAAATCGGCGCGGAAGTAGCCGGTGGCCCGCAATTGGATATGTCGGGGAGCAGCCAAGGGTGGGAGGCGGGGCTGGCAAAAATGGAACTCCAGGCCAAGCGCGCGGCGCAAGAGCTTGAGCAAGTGAATAAGCAGCTCTCCGACCTGAATAAGCCTATCGACGCGGATAAGATCAACCTCATTCCGAACAAGCGAGCCCTCACGGAAGCGGAGCTGGCCAAGATCCATCAGAAGGAGAACGAGCAGCGCGAACTAGCGTCCATTCTCGAAGCCTCCGCCCTCCGCCTGTTGGAAAGGAAAAGCCTGGAGGAGCAGAAGATTCTGGCTGTCCGCAGGGAAGAAAAGAAGCTGGCGGATGAGCTGCGCAGAATCGATGCGATGAAGCTCATGCCGAAGGCCGAAAAGGACAAGGCAAAGGATCAGTTGGAGAAGGATTCTGCCAACGTGGTGTTGCGAATCCGCGAGGAGTTTGCGGAGAAGATGGAAACCGAGGAGGCGAATTTCCAAACCAAGCTGGGGATCATCACGGACGAAGGGTGGGACAAAAAGGAGAAGTCGCTGAAGCAGGCGTTGGCGAAGGCCATTGCCATGCACGAAGAGGCCAATGGCCTGGTCAAGGGCAGCTACAAGCTGTCCGCCGAGGAACAGATCGCATGGAACAAAATGCTTTCCGATACGAAGGCGCAGACGCAGTTGAAGGATTTCGAGCGGTTGGAAAAATCCTGGGCCATGGAGAAGAAACTTCGGCGGGAGATGACGCCGGAAGAGGAAATTGTGGCCATGAAGGCGTGGGCCGAAGCCAATGGGTTTGCCGCTGCGGCCATTGACCGCATGACCGCCGCGCTTCAGGTCAACGTGGACAAGCGGGCGGATTGGCTTGGCGGATGGCGCGAGGGCATCACCTCCTGGCTCACGCAGGCCACTGATTCATTCGCGCAGTTCAAGACGCTCGCCACGACGATGCTGAATGGCACGCAGCAAGCGTTCACTTCGTTTTTTGCCTCGATCTTCAAGTCGGGTCAGACCGGCGCGCAGAAGTGGGACGCCCTGTGGAAAGGCCTTGTGGGGGTGGTCATTCAGGCCGGGGCAACCATGGCCGCGAATTGGCTCATGACCGCTTTGGTCGGGTCTGCGGTAACGAAGACGGCCTTGGCCCAAAGCGGAGCGAAAACGGCGGCGTATCTGACGGAGGGGGCTGCGGGAGCGTGGGCCGCCTACGGGTGGATACCGTTCATCGGCGCGGGGCTGGCGGAGGCGCAGATCGTGGCGATGGGCATTTCGGTAGCCGCGGCGGGCATGCTGGGCAGCGCGGCGGCGGTGTCTTACAGCGGGGCCGCGGACCCGAACGATTTCTCATCTGCCACGGGTGCGGCCAACGGGGCATGGTTCGATAAACCTACGCTCACGGTCATGGGCGAAGGCATGCAGCGGGAGTTGGCCGTGCCCGAAGTGAGCTTCATGAGCTGGGCGGGTAACTTTGCGCAGAACCTCTTGCGCCAGGAACGCGAGGCTCCGGCTGCGGCCGGCGGCGCGCCCCTCCCGCCCATGCAGTTCTATTTCGGCCACGTCCTGGGTGAATCGGCGGAGTCCGCCAGGATCATCGGGGACAAGGTGTGGGGCGTGCTGGACGAGCGACAGCGGAGGAAGGCGTGAGGGCTATCGCGGTAACGCTGTATGCGAATGACGGAGCAGGCGGCGTTGGCGCTTCGTCATCGGTAACGGGCAAGATTGCGGATCTGGGCAAGCTCGCATGGTCGCTGGATGAGGAGTATTCCAAGTTTTCCCCCGGCACGCTCACGGTGAAAGTGTGGGACGAAGACGAGGCTATTTGGTCGTGGCTGGATACCCAGATCAACACGGGCGTTAACCAGCAGTTCCCCCCGTGGATCGTGCTCACCGTGGGCGGTACGGTGAAGTTCACCGGGGTCCTGGACGTGTCTGCGGTATCGCGGGACTTGAAGACGCGCACCATTCAATTCACCGCGCAGGACTGGAGCGCTTTGCTGAAGGACAAAGTGCTGGACGGCCCGTTGTGGGAACGCGCATTTCCGCGGGATGGCGCGGGGAGCCGAGGGTTTGCGGGACCGTTTTCGGCTGCCGTGTTCAACGTGATGTCGGGCTGGGTGCCGGATAATCCAGAGAACTTGGTTGTCCAGGACCCTGGCGCTACGCTGGACCTTCAAGAAGGCGACACGATTCGTCATGGGCCAACGGGCACGGGCTTTAAAATTGCTGGGCTGTTCAAGTATCCTTCCACTCTGGGGGGGAACGGGTTTATTTTCAATCTTCCTGGGTTCACGGGCGAGGGCTATGCTTCTCCGTGGACGTTTACGAGGGACGCGAGCCTAGACACGCTTGTGGATCAGCACTACTACTTGGCCCCGGAGGGCATTGTCCCTGGCGAGGAAAATCCGTTGGACTCAAGCCCCATCTATGTGGCGAAGCTGGACACCACGGAGCAACTTACTCCTGGCGACGTGCTGGTCACGTCAAGCGGGGGAGAGATCAACATAAACGACGTGGACAGCGAACGGAGCGAGGTGATCAGCCTTGAGCCCATCACCGCCTCGGCGGGGCTTGGCCAGAAGCTGTATCTCAGTGCGGACAGCAGGGAAACATTGGTCTACGAGGAAGCGGGCACGTTGCTCGCTCGTGCGGCAATGCCCTATGCGATGGACTTGACCCGTTTCGTGGCCCCCACGCTCTCTCGTCCGATCTTGGCCTGGCTCCCTCTCCGTATCGACGGTCGCGATCTCAACGGTGCCCGCGACGTGGAACCCACGCTCGCGGCCCTGCGCATCTGGGGCACGGCGGACGCCTCCTGGACCGGCACGCCCGACGCTGGCTGGACCGTGAGTTCCGGGGCCGTGCGCAACGTGCCGTGGACCGCGCAGCTCACCTCCGCCCCTGCCGTGCTGTTGCCGGATGAAACTCCTGCGTTAGCCCCGAACACCGGACCGCGCAATCGGGGATTCTACGAGTGGAAATACGTTCGCGCGGAGTATCTGGACGCGGGATGGGGGTCTATCGAACCGGTTTACACGCCTGCGCAGCTTCCCGCGGTGGTCTTGTGCCATGATTACAATCAGCTTCGCCGATTGAAGATGACCAATACCACGGGTAACGTGCTTGAGCAGCGGTGGTCCGGAAGTGCGTGGTCGGGGGGCTCGACGGTAGCGTGGCCGGTGGCCGGGTGGAAGTGGGCTTGCGCAGTGCCCATGCCGGGCGTGGCGGCCACCACAGGCCCCGTAGCGCCCCAGGGGCAGGCCATCCTGGCGGTGTGCAACAACGGGGTCGCCTGGGAGCTGCAACTGGCCTTTGCGGGCGCGACGGTTCGGCTGGCGCTGGATTCCGCATTGGTTGGCGCTCAGCTCCGGGTTACGCCGTGGGGTGCCTTCCTCCTGGGGCCGGGGGGCTATGGGCGAATCACCTACGCCGCGGGGGTGCTCACGTTGGCGTGGGCTTCGGTGCGCGGTGCGGGCCAGGCGGTGCTGCTTCCGAGCACGTTTGCGGCCATCGACAATTCGGCGGTGTGGTGTTTTGCGCAGTTCAACCAACTCGACAAGGAAGGGAAGCAGCAGACGGAGATTCATTTGCTTCAGCTTTCGACAACGCCGGATCCCACGGGGGAAGTATCGCCGATACTCAGCAGCGAAATGGTGAGCAAAGGCGCTCCTCGGTTGATCATGGCGGTAAAGGACCCCAGTGCGAATCGCGTTGTGGGCATGCTGGGGGGTCGTTTTTTCCAGGTCGCTGCAAAGCTGCCTTCGACCATTGAGCGTGTGCGGGCCTACGGGATGACTGGCGCAGAACTGATTGAGCATATCGCTCAGGCCATGTGTGCCGTAGCTGCGGCCACGCCGACCGGGACAATTCAGATCATCAGCCGGGTGGCGGTGGCTCCGGTGGCGTTGACCGTGGATCGTGTGTCGGTCACGCAGATGAAGCGCAGCAAATACTTCTTCTCAGTCGTGCGGGTGAGCGGTGAGAACGACACCTACGCGGACGTGCTTGGCGCGTGGAAAGGCGGCACGGGTTTCGAGCTGTCCAACATGCCGCTGATCTGGACGGAAGGTGGTTGTTTCGCCTTGGCCAGTGCCTACGCGCAGTTCCATGGCGTTCCCCGCGAGGAGGAGGCCCAGAAGTGGTTCCATGAGGACGCGGACGCAGCAGCCCCATGGGAGTCGCTGCTCCCCTGGGCCACGCTCACGATCAACGGGGGTAGCAATCAGATCCTGACTGGGTTAGAATACGACGTGATCTCGGGCGAAGCGACCGCGAAACTCTTGGAGGCACTGTGAGTCTGCCCTGGAGCTACGGGTTCCCGATGATCAAGGTCTACAGCGATGTCACACAGACCACGCTTCAGCGCACGCTCTACCTTCCTCCCGTCGATCAGCCGGGGGAGACGCTGGTGGCGTGGAAGAAGAAGGACGTGCGCCAGGAATTGGTGGACGGGGCCGAACGCATGCGGGTGATCGGGTACACACCGGTCATGAACCTGAAGTGGAAAATCTACAACGACCTATCGAACTACGGGATCACCCGAGGGCAGGCGGATGGGCAGATGCTCACGTTGACTGATCTGCAAGAGGTATTGGCCCTTGCCCCTGGCCGTCTACGAGTGAGCCCCGGACCCGCTGCGCCTGCGGGGAGCCGAAAAGGGTTTCAGGCGTTGGTGACGAAGGAGCCGGACTACAAGCCGGTGCTCTCCGGCCTGGGGGGCGACGTCAATGTCGAGTTCACGGGCCGCGCGGTTCTCACGCAGCCCATTTTGCCGGACTTCTGATGTCAAGCAAATCGACATGGACCAAATGGGGCTTGCGGCTGGACATCGAGGTCAGCAAGCGACCTTTGCCCAAAGTTGCGCAGGCTTATCCGATTCCTGATTTTGGAACGGCAGTCAGCCCGCTCATCCAGGCGGTGTTGGCGTATCCATTGGGCATCGTGGCCGAAAGAGCAGGAATTCGGATCACCAGTTTGGATAGCGTGCCCGCGGCGAATTGGACGTTGAAGCATGTCGCCTACGTGGGGAGCGCGCCGACCACGCTCACTTGGGAGGCTATCGCACTAGGAGCTGTAACCCGGATCGACTACACGCTCATCCCCGCGTTGCCCAACGCGACGCATCAATTCTACCTCGTCTCTTCGATGGCTGACGGGTCAGGGGAAGTGAACTATCCCACCATCAGCATCACCACACCCAACGCTCCCGTGCTGATCCCCGCCCCTCCCGTTCGCGCAGTCGCCAACACGATTCCCGCGGATGGCATCAGCGGCCACATCTGGTACCTGGGGGTCGCGGGCGTGGGCACCGCCATGGAGACCGAGTTCACGGCGGCTCAGTTGACCGGGTTCTTCGGCGCGAAGGGAGTTCTGGGTTCGATCCTCGTCATGTGTGAGTGGTGGAACCCTGCGGTGACCTACTTCGGCGTGGCCGGAGATGGCCATACCGTGCCCACCATCTGCAAAGTCGTGGCTTCGGTGGTCAATCCGGCCACTAAGTTCATGCTCCAGCTTCTGCCTGGTTTTGAGGACTACGGCACCAGGTTCCAGGTGGGAGACAGCTTCGGATCGCCGGATGGTGGCATTTTCAAACTGGTCTACGACACCACCTCGGCCCTGGGCACTGCGGGTGTTCATCGAGTGACTTCGGAATATATCGCCGCACTTCCAGAGAATACAAGCGGAGCCGTAAAGGTTTTTCAGGACGACGGGGCGGGCAATAGAACCTGGGAATCGCCGGGCGGCGGCGGTGGCGGCATGGGGCGGGTCCATGTCCTTGGAACGACCCCCACCGCAGCCCCCGGCGCGAGGGTAACGCTTGATCTGCAGTTTTCTGAGACCTGCGATCTTGTTGCCGTCACGGCCTCGAAGGCTTGCTGGATCATTGTCTACTCATCGGCCGCGGCCCGAACGGCGGACGCTGCCCGAACCATCGACCAGGACCCTGCTACAAGCTCTGGCATCATGGGCGAGATTTATCCGTACACCGGGAACCTATCGCTCTCCTGGAGCCCCGCGCCTCTCTTTAATAACGAGGACACGGTTCTTGGGAAAACCGCGTATCTAGCAATCACCAATATGGAGTCGAGTTATTCCGGGACGATTGACCTCGATTTCACAATTCTTCCGCAGGAGTTGGTAGATCCCAGCGGTCCCATGGGGCCGACCGGAGCGATGGGGACAACGGGGCCTACGGGCGCAACGGGAGCAACGGGGCCCACAGGGTTGACAGGGCCGACGGGCGCAACTGGACCAACTGGATTGACAGGGCCGGCTGGAGCAACTGGACCGGCTGGAGCAACTGGACCGGCTGGGGCAACCGGTGCGACTGGCGCAACGGGACCCGCTGGAAGTGGAAGCGCTCCTCCCGATTATATCAGCGGTCTCTTGCCAACCTGGGTCAGTGCATCGAGCATCTCGATCTCTGTTGGATCAGCCGTTATTCAGTCCACCGGGACGGCCGTTGCCCTCGCCGCCACCGCAACACTCACGGGGTTGTCAGGCCCAACCTCTACGTGGATCCACTTCTACCTCACCGCAGCAGGGGCTGTGGAAAGCAGTTCCACTGGGCCAGGCGCAGCCTTTTCCGGGAGTGCCCGTTCCAAGACGGGAGACACCTCAAGGCGTTATCTGTTTAGTGCGCTCACCGATGCGTCTGGAAATATCTATAAATTCAGGTCCTCGATTTCTGGCAATACGGTTGACACGAATTGGGTCACAGCGAGCGGATCAGCACCGTTTAGAATTGTATCGGGCGGCACAGCAACAACCCCTACCAACTTCAGCGCTGCGGGGGTGATCTGTGGCGACCAATGCACCCACATTGCAATCACTTCTGTTATTGGGCTCCCATCCAACACCCTCTCGGCATGGGGCATCGGTGCCGAGATGGATGCAACTGCATCTTTCCCAGAAACGACAGCCGAGAGCTTTGGCGCAATTGGGAATGCACTATCGGCCACCCAGTATTTCTATCTTCCCAATGTATTCCTTAAACGAATGCCAGGCAGCACCAATATGTCATATATGATTAGGTTCACGGTTGGCACGGGGCAAACATTCTACGCCGACACCAGAGGCTTCAGGATTGCGCGATGAACAGCCTTCCCGGCATCTGGTTGGGCTGCTACCTGCACACGCTGGTGCTTAATGTTGCTGGTGGCACGGGCAACATTAAGCGCAGGTTATTGGGCGACAGGGTCAGCCACACCTTCCAGAACTGGGCTTCGATTCCAAGCGCCATCGTGGCGCAGATGGGGGCACCTTCCTGGATCTACTCTGACGACCACAACATTTTCATCATGGCCATCTTGATCGGGTACAACGGGTGGGCCATGGGGCATATGGAGTCCAGGCTCTACCGTCTAGACAGCGTGACCGCTGGGGTGGGCTCATTCACGCTGATCGACTCGACCATTCTTTATCCGGGCAACACAACGATCAATGCGTTCGTTGGCTACTATTCCACCTATCCCGTGCTTGAATCTAAACAGTACTCCGACTTCTTTTACAACGAGGTTGGAAATTCCGTTTTCTCGCGCACAGCAACCAACACCGTGAACCTCCACGCCGGCGCCATCGTGGACGTCCTCGGGACCACCGCTGGCTACGACGGATCTGACTATACGGGCTACTATGGAGCCACGCCTAAGCATCCATCAACCACTGTTGATGCTTATAAATTCGATGTCCAATGGGTAGCAGAAAAGAACATCGCCATCTCGGACCCATATTCCCCTCCACTGTTCGGAGCCTCCCACTTTCAGGTCCAGGTCCATTCAAGTGAAACCATCACGACCAACTGCGGAATGGGCATCACCTTCGTTGACACGAACACGACTCTCAGCATCACCCCTGGCGGCCAGAAACATCCCAGCGCCGCTTCTCAGTTATGGAAGCGCAGCGACAGCCAGATAGCTTGGCCCGTTGCCTATGATGGCTGCGCCAAGCACGCGCTGTTCCTTGGCCGTGTGGTCAACTACCCCATCACCTACGATGTGGCTACTGCTATCTCAGTCAGCGATGCCGCAGCAGGTGCGACCATCACCGATGGCTATTGGGACGGCACCTCTGTGCAGGCTCCGGTCCAGCCATGCGTCAGCACTCTTAACAGTGCTCACCGCCTGGTGGGAGTGTGGGGAAATAATGAGGGATTCATTTACACCACAGTCAATGGCACTCTGGCCACCACTCCTTCCTCGTTCGACTACACCGGCTTTTTCGTGGTGAAGGCCAGCGACACAACGCACGCACATAAATATTCGATCTTCTCCCGGCTGGTCGGCGGCGGGAAAATCCTTCACATCGAGAACATTGAGGGCGTGAAGCCCGAGCTGTGGCTAGATGACACCTTCCTGCGCTATCTGGATGGCAGGCCAGTCAAGGGCCAGCTTTGGCCCAGGACCCGCACCGTCCAGTGCAGCAGGGGCACCCGCGGCCAGCTTTGGCCCCGCACCCGCTGAAGGAGTAAATACTTAGGGCAACGAACAATCGTGGTATCATCGAAAAACCCAAAGGTGCCGCATGCTTGATCAAGCTCTCGTTACCGCGTTCATTATCTTTTGTGTGGTTGGAGCGGTACTTGTCGCGGTATTTTTCGCGAGGGTATGGATGTCCTCGCTGTTGACTTCCATTTCCCAGTTGAACGCCACCATCGCGCAGCTCACGGCGGTGGTTGCGAAATTGGAAGCGCACAAGGAAGTGTCCACGGAGCGCATGGCGCAGCATCGAAGGGAGCTGGATCAGCTCAATGCCCAGCCGCGCTGCACCAATCCGGATTGCCTTTATTTCAAGCACTCGCGTAAGGGCGACATAGAGGAGGGCTGATCATGCTCACGCTTGAGTTGTTCGCCCAGATCATGCCGCTGGCGAAGAAGCGATGGGACTCTTGGCTCGCGCCGTTGAACGCGGCCATGGAGGAGTTCGACGTGGATACTCCCTTGCGCCAGGCCATGTTCCTTGCGCAGCTTGCACACGAATCCGGGGAGCTTCGTTATCAGGAGGAGTTGGCCACGGGCGCGGCCTACGACACGGGGAAACTCGCGGCGCGGCTGGGAAACACCCCCGAGGCCGATGGGGACGGGCAGAGGTTCAAGGGTCATGGCCCCATTCAAATCACGGGCCACGAAAACCATCGCCGTTGCTCGCTTGCGCTGTTCCACGACCTGCGGTTGCTGGACACCCCTCGCGTGTTGACCACTGACGTGATCAGCGGGGCGCGTTCCGCCGCGTGGTTTTGGCAGGACAAGGGGCTGAATGCGTTTGCGGATCGCAAGGACATTCTCGGGGCTACGAAAAAGATCAACGGGGGCACCAACGGGCTCCCTGAGCGTGAGCGCTACTACGCTCGTGCTCTCCGGGCCTATGGGGTATGACCTTCCTCCGGGAATTCCTTCACCTGGTGGCGCAGAACTTTGGCGTCCTGGTGGGGATCTTCATGGGAATCGTGGCCTGCATCGCCTACGCCCGCGGGGAACTGGGCGGCTTCATCGCCTACCTTCGCGAAATGCTCAATGGCGCGGATGGCAAAGCCTCCTCGAAGAACGCCGGCTACTTCATGGGTGCGGCGGTGCTCTGCTGGTCCTATGCAAAGATCACCTTGGCCATCGTGCGCCGCATTGATTCGATGAAGGAGTTTGACCCCACCTGGGTCTTCGTCGTCCTGCTCTCGGTCATTGCCGGCCTCGTAGGTGTTGTGGTGCTCGGCTCCTCGGCTATCCAGGCCAAGCTCCAGGCCAAGCTCCAGGGGCCGGCTGACCCGCCAATCCAGAGCATCGACAAGGTCGAAAATCTTACCCAGGAGGTGTCAAAGTGAGAGTGACTTGGACCCAAGCAGGCATCGGGTTACTCAGCGCAGCCCTCGCGGCTGCGCTGATCGGTTACGCATACCAGGCGCGGCGGGTCAAGGTCGAGTCCGACCGGGCCACGGTGGCGATTGGCGAGGCCAAAGTGCTCAAGGGCCAGGCCCAGGCCATGGAGGAAGTGGCCAAAGTCGCCTGGGCCGCTGCGGAAACTGCTCGAAAGGCAAGGGTTCCGTTACCTCCTCCCGTCGGCGATCCCCCGCCCCTTCCCTTGCTCGTGCCGGAACTGGTACGGATGGGGCTGCTGAGACCTGCGCAAATCGCCGTGGAGGACGCCCCAGTCGTCTGGAAATGGGGCAAGGAGGCGTTGCGGGTGCCGGGGCTCACGGAAGCCGTCGCCGGGCGGGAGCGTGAGGCTGAGGGCTATCGGGTGGCTGCCGAAGCAGCTCAGGGGTCCGCTGGCCAGTGGAAGGCGGCGTTTGGAAAGCAGGAAGAGGCCACAGGGCACTCCCAGGTCGCCCTGAAGGCCGCGTTGTCCCAGGTGAAGCCCAATGCGGTGGGGCTGCTCTACGGTACGGACGGGGTCATGGGGGTGATCGTGCAGCGGGACATGGCCATGTTCCGGGTGGGTGGGGAGGTGGCCGTGAAGAACACGCTCACGGGGTCCGCGTGGGATGCACGGGCGCATTTGCTGTTCCGCTGGTGATCCCCCGCAGGCATTGAAAAGGCCCCGTCGTCACGGGGCCTTTTGCTCTCAAGGGTAAATCAATCATCAAATGGGAGCTACTTTGGGCTGCTCTGGCCCTTGCCGGTTCACATAACGCCTCCAGGTTAGCTTGAGGAGCTGCGCTTGCACGTCTCAGCGGGCTACTTCATAACGCCCCCTTGGCTCGAAGACCTCCAATGTAGAATAGAAAAAGGGCCTCGTCAAGAGGCCCCTTGGTGCGACTGGTGGACGGATCTCTGACCCCCCGAGGTGCCGCACCTACTCCACCGATGCAGGCGAGACCGCGTTACGTGTGTGCGGGTTGGCCGTGCTGGGGTGGTGATCGTTTTCGTCCCCACCGTCAAGCGGCCGGACGAGGGAAAGCAGAAGATCGCGGAACTGCGGGGGGGTCCGTTGACGCTGGCGGGAGGACTGGTTCGCCACGGCCCCGCATCGCCTGGCTGATTCATAACCACGCTCTGCCAGCCGCTTGGCCGGGAGGCGCTGCTCAGACCGGCCCCAGATCAGTTCGGGCGGCATCACAACCCCGGCGAAGATGAGCCATGTTTTCTTCCGGGCGACATGACCGTAATGCCCCTGCTCCACTTCACAGACCCAGAGACAGAACGAATTGGTCATGCTGATCCGGGTCCAGCCTTGGTTGGCAGGGGTCGGGATTCCGAAAGCAGGCCAAGCCTTTGAATGGGCCGGGTGTTCCAGCACCCCACCGAAGGTCCGAAGGGATTCCAGGGCAGCGGCAAAGCAGCCTTCATCGTCGCCGGTCACCTTGCCCTTGATCTTCATGTGGCCTTCTGAGAAACGGCCCCAACGCTGGCAGGGCGGGTGCGCGACCACGGGGTGAGGGCCAGCGTAGCGCCTGGCATCCCGGTGGATGTCCCATGGGTCAACCCCTGGGAGATTGAAGTAGCACCCGTTGGTTTCGACATAGAGTGCGGCGATCATTTCATCCTCATCAGCTTCCATCCCCCGACCACGACGGTCACGGCCAATGCGACGGGCCAACAGATGAGCCACAGGAGCAGGTAGAAGCCAAAGCCGATGCAGCCCATGTCAGCTCTCCGCGATCAGGAACTGTACCTGCGGGTTCGACGTGGCGGCCCATCGTGCGCGGGCTTGCCTGCGGGAATTGGGGAATAGTTCTTTCCCGGTCAGGGACCGGCGAATTTGGGCGAGCTGGGCCACCCAGGTATCCCGCTCAGAGGGCGTGTTGAAGCGGAGAATGGTTCCGGTAAGGCCCACCTGGGCGTAGAACGAGGGCCGCGTCATCGCTTCACCTCCCAGGGGTAAGGCTTGCGTTGGCCCACCTGGGCCACGGCGAGATTGGAATCGGGCAGCCGTGGGTAGGTGCGGTGGATATGTTCGTCGATCCACGCCTCAAATCGGCCCAGGTAGAACTGCTCCACCTCCTGGCCGGAATAGACGGCAATGGCGGTGTTCCTCATTTCGTTGGTGGGCGATGTCTGGAGTTTCAGTTCCTCCACGGCCAGCGCCTTGTCGGCCCCCGTGAAAACGCCTTGCCGCAGTTTCGTGATCAATTCTATTGCGTCGCGCATGGTGGTTCTCCTAGAGGCAGCTAAGACAGGTGTAGCGGGTGGGTTCGTTGGGGACCACCAGCCTAAACGCGGTGTCGTCTATGCGGATGAGCATTTCGCACTTGTGGCAACGTCGTTCTTCGGAACTGGCATTCAGGAAAATGCCGCTGTAGTAAACCTGGGGCACGATCATTTGCACGCCTCCCACCAATTGGTGCCATAGCCCACCGAGGATCGGATAGGCACGTTTAGTTTCAAGGGGCACGTCACACCATCGAAGGTCTCGACGACATGGCCCATCGCATCAGACAATTCCCGTCCGGCAGGGCCAGGGGTCAAGCTCACATCGAATTCGTCGTGGACGTTCACGATCAGGCGGCTCCCCGTGTCCTTGAGCATACCGTGAACCGCGATCAACTTCAACTTCAACGCGTCCGCCGCAGTGCCCTGGAAGATCATGGCACCGGCCTTGTAGGCTTTCTCTCCGCGAGGAAACCGGATGCGCCTGCCGAAGCCCGTGCGAACGAACCCGCGGGACTTCGCGACCGCCGTCATCTCCATGAGCATGGCCTTCACGCCAGGCACGTTGCGGTGGTAGGTCGCGAAAATCTCTTCGGCCTCGGGGCCTGCCTTCTTCCACACGGAGCCGTCATTGCGCAGCTCCTCGGTGTAAGGCAAGCCCATCTCCTGGGCCATGCGGCCCTGGCCCATGCCGAAGCAGAGCCCCAGGTTGATGGCCTTGGCGTCACCCTTGATGCCAGGTGTCGCAGAACGCGGAAGGCCGGTAAACGAGGCCACCAGCGAATGGAAATCGGTGTTCGGGTCCTCGTCGTATTTCTTGTTGATCGAGGGGCTATCCAGATAATGGGCCATGATCCGAAAGTCCATCTGGCTCCAGTCTCTGCAGCACCACTCCTGGCCTTCGTCAGGCAGGAACAGGGATCGCACGATGGCCCCCATTTCGGGGTCGCGCTTGCTGATCTGCTGAAGGTTGGGATTGTTGCACGACAAGCGGCCCGAGGTCGCGCCGTATTCGTCCCCGTCCTCGTCCACGATGCGCGTCTGATTGAAGTTCGCATGAACGTAGCCGTTGACCTGGTGCCCAAGGATATGGCCCACCAGGAACGTGTCACGGGTCTTCATCGCGTTTTTCAGCCCGCGGATCAGCTTGCCCATGGGCAGCGAAGTCTTCATCAGCACGTCCTTGTTCATAGACGGCTTGCCTCCCTTCGTCGCCGGCACGAACGTGCCATCCGGCAACTCGAATCCCCGCCCACTCGGATGGGGGCGGGGATCGAGGAGCTTGATGAGCTGCGCGGAGGAGTTGGCGTTGACGACGCTTCCGGCTTCGTAGTTGAGCTTCTGCTGGCGGCGGGCGATGACTTCGGTGATGTCCTGGATGGCCTTCTCCGTGCCCGCTATGTTTACTCGTGCGCCGCGACGCTCCATGGCGAAGAGAACAGGGGTGAGCTGCATTTCCATGGCGTAGACGCGCTCTAGCTGCTCCTTCGCCAGGAGTGGCTTTTGCGCTTGGCGCAGTGCGAAGGTGGCTCGGGTGTCGGCCTTGGCATAGACGGACGCTAATTCGAATGGCGCATGCTGGAGGTTCTTCATCTGGGTCTTGGTGGCTTTGCCGCCGAAGATGTCCGCGAGCTGTTGGTAGATGCTCGTGAGTTTGCGTTCGGTAGTGTAGCGGGCTGCAAGGAATTCCAGATTGTATTCGTCCAGGTGTTCGTCGATGAGGGCCGCAGCTACGGCTGCGTCGTGTGCGTTGGTGTCGTTAAGTTCGATTCCCTCGTTTAGGAAAAAGTGCTTATCGAATTTTTCGTTGAAAAAGATGGGTTGTTTGATTTTTGGAAATTCCTCGCGTGCCCAGTCAAGTGCCTGGGGAGTTCGCCGCACGTCCCAATAGAAGTCTTCCCCGTTGGGCAGCGAAAGTGAAAAGCCGAAAATGCGATCATGCACCCACGATAGGCCCGTGGTTTCACTGTCGATGCCTGCTTCGTCGCAAGAGGAGAGATTGGGGAAATCTGTCACGGTGTTCCTTTGCCTTAGTTGCTGCGGTCTTCGTGGCACTCGCGCTGCCAGAACCAGTAAGCGCCGGTCAGGCAGATCACCGCGAAGTAGTAGATGATTTCGTTCATGGCGGGCTCAGGCGCCGAAGTAGTAAAAGGCGCGGAAACCGGGTTGGGTGGGTGCGTGGGGGCTGAAACCAGGTTCCATGTCCCACAGGCAGCAATAAGCGGTGAACAGGATCCGCTTGCGGAACGCCTGGAGGTCCAGGGACGGGGTTCGCTTGCGGTGCTTGCGGGGCATCGCGCCTCCTGGGCATGATTAGTCCGTGATTTGTTCAAAAACCAGGACGTTGACAACGCCCTTGATTCGCCATTTGTGGCGACAGGCGGCATTCATGCACTCACCCCAAACGCCTGCCGTTGCCCCTGGTTCTAGGGAGCCATCACCCCAATCAACCTGCTGGTCTGGTCCGATCTCAAAAGTGGTCCAGCACTCCGTTTTTTCAGCCAGCAGGAGGTGCTTACTGCGGCACCTCGGGCAGACTGGCAATCGGGTTCGTTCCATGGCGGTAGGCCTCCTGGACAGCTTCACGCCTGCTCGAATCGTTTCAAAAATTGCTTGCCGGTTGTTTTCTCATCGTGCATCGCACAGTCAAAACAGATCGACTGCCCCTGAGGTCCATAGGGGCGCAGTTCTTTGACCTTCTGACAGAACGCACATACAGCGGGTGCAGTGACATCGCAGATGATGAATTTAGGCTTCACGGTGCCTCCCGCATCTGGACATGCTCGGCTAGATGCCGACCACGATTCGCTTTTCAGCGGGGATGAGGTTGAGGATTTCGGTCATGGTTGGCATGGGTGCATCGCCAGCCAGTTCCTTTTTGATGCCTTCCGCGTTGAGCCCAAATTCATGGGTCCAGACGGGTCGCCCAAGGGCTTCCTCGATAGCCTTGTGGAATACACCAAAAGGCATACACAGCTTTTCCTCGTGCATCTGGAAGGTGGCGATTTCCCGGGGCGTCATCTTCTCCCAGAACTTGGTTCCGGCTAGGGCGATGGCTTCTTCTGTGGTCATGGGGTGGTTCCTTTCGATGGTTGGAAGGTGGAGCGAGTGGACATCTACTGCTGATTGGCGAAACGGGAGGTCCAGCGGGCGCGGCGGGCATGGGCCTTGTTCCATCGGTTGATGTGCTTGCGGAACCACTTGATGTTTTTCACGGGGTTCTCCTTTCGTGGTCCAGGTACCTCCTGGACATACGCGCTAGGCGCGGATGTGCTCGATGGCTTTGTTGGGATCAGCGGTGCGCCAGTCGGGATAACTGCGCCCCTCGTTCTTGGTCATCTTGGCTTCGATGCCAGCGGCGATCTGCTCGGGGGTATGCCCGGAGCGCCATGCGCCATCGAGCGCCAGCAGGACCACATCGACCCATTCCTCCAGGTCGTGCGGGGCGGCTTCAATCTCCCCTAGTTCCTTTCGGATGTGGTCGATGACGCCTTGGGTCCGATTACCGGGACCGAAGTTTTTGAGCGAGAAAGCCATCTGACGGCGAAGGTGTTTAACGAGGTCCATAGAGGCTCCAGGGAGGGGTGTGAATGTGGACAGTTACGGTTTGGGGCACGGTTCGATGGGGCGGGGGGTGCAATGCTCGCAAAAGGTGTAGCCGCACTTCACGCATCGGGGACCATTGTGGAAGTCGGGCCAAGCGTCCATAGCCATGAAATCAACCCCGTTTCCATCGTCGTTTTCTTGCCACTGATGACCCATGGGGTTTTCAACATAGTC